TCACTAGTTTTCTTTGATATTCTACATTTGCTAAAAAATCTTTTCGGAATAAATGTTTTATGTGCCATTTTTATACACCTACAATCTCATAATTGATTGAATTATAAAGTGAGTGAGTGTCCATAAGCGGTTTACTATGTCCTTTTTTCTTTATAGTTTTTGGATCAAGTGCTGCAAAATTTCCGCTTGCTATTGTTTTTTTAATTTTTTTTACTACAAATGTTCCTAGATTTTCATAAGCCTGTTGCCCAGTCATTCCGCCTTGAATGATTTGTTCAACTTGACTTTTCATGTATTCCTTTATTTCGTTTTGTGCATTTGTAGTACCTACAGAAAGTCTAAAAAAAGGTCTCGGTGGAATACCACGGCTTGTACCATATTCATTGAAAATGGCATAATCTTGAACTGAAACACCATTATTGCTCTCATCTCCTAAAACTCCAACTTTGACAGCATGAGAACTCAAATATTTCAATTCTTTATCAAGTTTTTCCAATTCTTCTAATTCATATACAATTTCAGCCATATATCTTCCTCACGATACTTTCAATTTTTTCTCTCTTGTTGCTTGCAAAATCTACAAATGAATAAGAAATATCGTCAATTTTATAAGTTTTATACTTGCTAGCCTCTTCATCCATACTGTTAATAAAATCATTTACAAGCATACATATTTCATATTTTAACCAATCAGGCAGTTCATCATATCCAGCCTTATAAGTTATCTCAATTTCTTTTTCTTTTATATTGCAAGGACAATTCCTAAAATTAACAAACTCAATATAATTCCCACGACTTTTATATTCATCATTGGAATCAATGCCCACAATTTCAACAACTGGACGTTTATTCAAGTAAATTCGCTTATTATAATCATAATCCTCTATAATTGTTTCAACTTCCAATTTATATCCAGTTATATTTTGAATCTGACTAATTGCAATGCCAAGCAAGGTTTCAACCTTAGCCAATTCTTCATCAGCTAAGGTCTTGCCTGTTATCCTTTTATAGTCTTCAACAGTAATAAGCATTTAAACCACCTCTATTTTACTTTTAACGGTTTAAAAGCATTTGGTCTTAACACTTTTCCTCCGATTCTTATTCTTGTATAAATTTCTGTAATTCCTTCATTTACTTTTCTGTTTGTTTCTTGTTCAAAATCATTCTTTATGTAGTATCCGTAACCTTTTTTGAAGTCACAGAATATTGCAGGGAATTTTCCAGTTGCTATATCATCTAAAAACTCATCAACAACCACTTCATAACCATTGAATACCATTGTTGCACCGTTATGGATTGTACTCCACAATTGTCTATCCGTTGTATCTTTCCATAATTTCATTTCTTCATACATTTTTAGAGAGACATAGTATTTGGCATTTTTTCTATATTGTTTTTTCATTCCTGTTTCAAGTTTTACCATATCTTCCCAAGTTACTTTTCCAGCTGTAGCAGATGTTATTGCATTGGCTTTTACATCAGCATTTGTCATAAACCCTTCAATAAACTGGTCTGCTGTTTCATTATATGTTCCATTTATTGTTAAATCACTTAACGTTATTCCAAAATCTTCTGCAACTGCTTCTTTAATTTCGCCAACTAAATCGGCAAACGCATCTTCCCTAGCTTCATCTGTCAATGGATATGGAACTTGTCTTTTCCCAGCTTTTATATCAATATATGTGTAACTTATTTCTCCACTTTGAGTATTTCCAACACCTTCTTTTACAGCTTGGTTTTTAGGAGTTATTTCATTTCTAATCGGTACTCTTCTGTAGGATTCCTTACCTGTATAAATTCTTGCATTAAACAAAAATGGAGAATTTTCTTTTATTTCTTTTAAAATTTCTCTTTCCAAGGCACTTGGAATTAATACGGCAACTTGTGTACTAGATATTGCTTTTGCAACCCTTAAATTTCCAGCCTCTCCAGTTCTTAGAAATTTTTGCAACGCTTCAGTTTCTTTTTTCTCTTCTGTTTCAGGGTTAGATATACCTTTTTTCATAACTTCATCTAACATTTTCCCCATTTTTTCAAGTTCTTCGTTTGCTTTTTCAATTTTTTCTTCCAGCTCTTTATTTTTTTTCAAAGCTCCAGTTAAATCTTCATTTGTTTTTTTTATGTCCTCTGTATTCTGTCTCAATCCTTTTTCAAAATCTTCGATATTTTTTGGCATATTATCATCTCCCTTATTATTTTTATTTATATTGTTATTACCTTTTACTGTTTGCACAGTCGCTCCAGGTACTGCACCTTTTAAAACCACACTACCCTCGATAACTTCAAATTCTTTAATTATTCTAGCGTTTACTTCTCCTTTGTCAGTTTGAACTCTCCCAAACTCCCTTTGTTTTAGAAATCCGCCAACAGACATTTCATAATTTGCTCCACTTTTCATCATTGAATAAACTTTTTGTGCGTCCTGATTTATTGCATTACCATTATCATCTGTTGACAAATCAAGTTTAGCCGAGAATTTAAGATTTCCAGTTTCATCTTGATAAACTTTCAAAGTTCCGATTTCCTTACTCTGGTCGTGCATATGTAACAAGAAATAAGTCTTGTCCTTATCCACTTTATCAAGTGCTGTTTTATCAAAATAATCACCGTAGCTGTCGATAACGCTATGTGTTACCAATTGCCCTTCAATTATTCCTTTTTCTTCAGTATCTTGTTTCAATACCATTTTGACACTTTTATTGAATCTTTCCACTTTACACCTCCTATATTAATTCGCAATGACAATTTATAATCTCACTCGCTGGTGCTCCTAACTGATGCGGATACAAAAGCCCACAACTAAATTTTTCATTTGGCTTTCTTGTTTCCTTATCGCACTTTAAATGGCTTTCCCTGTCGGTTTCCCCCCCACCAACGTGCCACCAAGTCTTTTCCAGTCCTGCCTGCTCCAATCCACTGTGATACGTCGTTGTTGCAGTAGTAGCTGTTTCAGTTCTTGCAATAATCATTGCTCTTTTCTTTTCCATACCTTTTACTTTTTGAGTTATCTCTTTTGCAATATCCCTTATGTTTGTTCCACTTTCCTGTCCACGAACTATGATTTTGTTTAAAATATCTTTCGTGGTTTTCGTGATATTTGTTACTTTGTTAGCTATCACCTTTTTGCTAAGCTGTTTTAATGTTTTATTTTTAACAGCTGGGATCAGTTTTTTATCAATCCCACGATGTGTGATTAAAAAATTAGATGTTTCATTTATGGTTTCGAGCATTCCTTTTTTTAGCTCCATAAACAATTGATTACTAAACGTTTCCCAAGCAAATTCCCCTAAAAACATCTGCTCATTTACATCAATATCACCACGAAGTTGCTTAAATACCAGTCTTAGCCGTCCAAATAATTTAAGTATTAATCTGTTTCTCATTTTAAGTTGTCTTTTAGCAAGTACCTTTTTTTGAGAATTAGTTAGCTTGATTTTCTTCATTTTCTTCTTCGCTTGATTCAGCTTCTTCGCCATCGTCTTCCTCCTCAACTGGTTTTACATCTTCGTATATTTCTTTTAATGGTGTCATTGATGTGCTGATTAAAATATCATCGCCATTTTCAATTGGAGGATATTCAAGCTCTGCTCTCTTCTCATTTATCGTTAAATAACTAAGATTATTAAGCATTGCCATTTTTTCTTTTCTGTCCTCTTTCAATACTCCGATTGTGCTTGTGTCGAAATCTATGTATTCGTTGCTTTCCAACTTATCTTTCATTATATTGTTAAGATGTTCAGCTATTTGCTCAACTAACGGCAATATGTTCTCTGTATACAAATCTTTTTTGGCTTCTTTGTAATTGCTAAATTTACTGTTTGTTCTGTCTCCAATCAAGATACTAGGCACATTCATTACTGCCGCAGTAGTATTCCGGATCTCGTCCATTGCATTAAGAAAATCGAAGTCCTGTGGCGAAAAGTCGGCTTCTTTTATTTCAGCACCTTCTCCATCCAAAATAATTGGTTTCCCAACATTTCTAGCACCGCTATTCTGTTCAATTTCATCTTTGATTTCCTTTTTCTTAAAAACATTCAGGAACTTTTTAACAATAATTATAAGATTCCTCTTACCGCCATTCTTTAATATGCTATTGTTCCATTGCATTATGTAGCACCAGTAATTGTGTAAAGCGGTTAAAGATTGCACTTTGCTTATTCCGTGTCCTGCTCCAGCGATATTGTCATAAATATTCACACCTTTGATATAGTGAAACATTTTTAAATCTTCGCCCTTGTATTCCTTGTTGTTAATTCTTATTGATTTAATTCCGTTCAACACAT